AGGCAGGCTCTAAGAAGCCGCCGCGCGAAAGAACGAAGGAAGAGATAGAGAGGCAGTTGCTCAAGAAGTGGACGGGAAGAGGTGACTGATGACTGAGAAACACGCAGGCGGTAGGCCGAGGAAGTACAAGACGGTTGCAGAGATGTCCGTAGCGATTGACGATTACTTCGATGAGACAGCGTTCGACAAGATTACGATCACCGGACTTGCGTTGTATCTTGGGTTCACTTCACGCGCAGACCTCATCAATTACGAGGGATATAGTGAAGAGTTTCACTACACGATAAAAAAGGCCAAGCTATTCGTAGAGAACGCATACGAGCAGGATCTCCGCAGCAAGGGCGGTTCAGGGCCTATCTTCGCACTCAAGAACTTTGATTGGAAAGACAAGCACGACGTGAAACACGAAGGCGGAATCAATATCGTGTACTTGGATAAGGCGCACAAGGATTTGTAGCAGAAATGAGGATGCGGATGCTGTCTGAAGAAAGTGCGGTTGCCAACGCTTACGGATTACTGAGGTGGAATGGAACAGCATAGCACATTCGACTACACGCCCAAGCAACAAGAGGCCATCAACATCCTCATGGGCGACGCAAGGCACATCCTGCTTTACGGTGGAGGGCGTAGCGGCAAGAGCATTGTCCTGCTCTACTCGCTTATGTACCGTGCAAGCAAGGTGAAGTCGCGGCATCTTATCCTTCGTAGGTACTTCGCACACGCTAAGCGTGCCATCTGGAAGGACTCGCTGCCGAAGATGTTCAAGCTGGCTGCACCTGATATGGAAGTCGAGTGGAACAACAGCGATTACTTCCTCACATTCCCGAACGGCTCAGAGATCTGGATCGGTGGGTTAGACGACGATGAACGCGCAGACAGAGTTCTCGGAACGGAATACTCGACCATACTGTTTAATGAGACATCGGACATCATGCACGGATCAGTCGAAACAGCTCTATCACGCCTAGCTGAGAAGTCAGGCCTAGTCAACCGAGCATACTACGATGAGAATCCGCCTCACAAGGCACACTGGACGCACAGACAGTTCATCGAGAAGATCAACCCAGTAGACAAGACGCCGCTTGCCAATCCTGAGCTGTACGCTTCACTGTTGATGAACCCGATAGACAACGAGGCGAACATCTCGCCGGAATACATGCAGGTGCTTCAAGGCTTCTCTAAACGCAAGCGTGAGCGGTTTATGCTCGGCATGTGGCAGGATGACGACGATAGGGCACTGTGGAAGTATGACGACATCAAACGCTCGGTAGAGAAGTTCGATTACGATCGGATAGTGGTAGCGATAGATCCAGCGGTGACGGCTAAGGACAACTCCGATCAGACAGGTATCATCGTTGCGGGTAAGCTGGGGAATCAGTTCCACGTCCTAGACGATCTCAGCGGGAAGTACTCGCCGAAGGAGTGGGCTAACAAGGCAGTGAGCGCCTACTTCCGGTGGCACGCTGACAGGATAATCGGCGAGGTGAACAACGGCGGCGACATGATCGAATCTACTATACGCCAGGTGAACGATAGTGTAAGCTACAGGGAAGTGAGAGCTACCAGAGGCAAGGTGCTGAGGGCTGAGCCTATCGCAGCGCTGTATGAGCAGGGACGCGGCTATCATCACGGATCGTTCCACGAGCTAGAGGATCAGATGACAACGCCGATGGATGAGCTAGAGCACGATGACGCCATCGACGCGATGGTCTGGGCAGCAACCGACCTTATGCTTGGAGAGTCAGGCGGACGCGCTGAAATGATTGATTGGTGAGGAGGTAGGATTGCCGATACTACGAGACAACATCCTCGTACTAGACGACATGGTTAAGGCGTTCGACGTTGAGCAGCCATCACGAGGCTCAGAGACAACCGCGTTTATCAAGCGATGGCGACGTAAGGAACTAGAGCAGCCACACGGTGGCGGGAGTCATAAGTCATTGGCGGTGAACGGGATCAACGCCGCGCAGATTGAGACGATCAGGAATAGCAAGAAGTTTCGAGACGCGCCGAAGTTGGGAGGTAGTCGTGAATAGAGAAGAAGTGATGGCGATGACGGATAATGAGTTAGATGTGAACGCAGCTATATTGATGGGGTGGAAGCCTGGCTATCATCGAGGAGAGCCGTGTTGGATGCAACCAGACTATGACGTGCCAGTTGATTCAGTGCCGTACTACACAAGCAATATCGCAGACGCGTGGGAGCTGATGGGGCCAATGATGCAAAGAATATCGACGTTGCAGATGATGACGATTGATGGTAATAGCTTGTCAATTTGCGGGTGGATATTCGATGAAGACGGAGTAACCGTTGGAGTGCTTGAGGCTATTCACGATGACACAGCGCCAAGAGCGATCACACGAGCGTTCATACTTGCTATGTCTACCAAATCTATATAGATCACATATCTATTGTAACAACGCCCAACAAGTGGTACTCTTACCAAACGAGCGAGATAACCGGACTTCGCTCAATGAGGGTGAGATATGGGGCGCTTCAAGAACATCGTCCTAGACTGGGCAAGCGATGGGGGCCGCGTGGCCTTTGCTCATTTATTGGCTCCAGAAACCCGCTCGCAAGAGATCAAGACAACGTCTTCGCTCCAGTATGGCGTTGAGAAGTGGACGGACTGGAATACGAAGAAGGCAGTGCTAGAGGGCTACGAGTCTCACTGGCTCGTGTATCGGTTGTTCACAGCTAGAGCAGACGCTCAGGTATCTATCCCTATCTACGCCAAAGACATATCTACCAAGGATGTCGTATCTGATACGCATCCAGTGGCTAAGATGCTTGGCAACCCTAACCCTAAGATCTCAATGGACGAACTGAAGTTCAGGATAGAGCTGTTTCTGTGCGTGGCCGGCGATGGCTATTGGTATATCAACGAGGTAGGCGACAGCATCCGGCTAGATCCTCTGAGATCGGATAGGGTGTCGATTAAAGCCTATCGCGATAAGCTAGTCTACTTCTACACGCTACCCGGCGAGAAACCCGTACCATTCGATGAAGAAGAGATCGTCCACTTCAAGAACTACAGCCCGTCGAATGATCTATTCGGGATGCCGGTGCTGAGAGCGAACGCTAAACTCGTGGACACTGGCAACGCCTATACTGACTTCAACTACAACGCGATGAAGAATGGCATGTGGCCGAGCGGTGTGCTTGCTACTGAGAAGCTAGAGACAGAGCAGTACAACCGGCTCATGAAGCAGATCAAGGAAACGAAGGAAGGCCCGGCGAACGCTCGACGCTTGCTAGTCATTGAGGATGGCAAGTCGTGGACGCCTACCACGCCTACGCCTGCTGAGATGGACTTCATGGGCGGGACTACTCTCACGAATCAGGAGCTATGCACAGGCAGTGGAGTATTCGCTGAGTCCATAGGATTGATCCCAGCTAAGTTCGAGAACATGCGGGCGTCAGAGGTTGCGACTTATAACTCCACGTACATTCCAGCTATGAGGAAATTCATAGCTACATTAAATATCCAGCTTGCTCCTCATTTCGACGGGATCTATTTTGAAGCTGATCTGTCAGGCACGCCGCCTATGGTTGATAAGCGCAAGGCGAACGCAGATGAAAGTAAGAAGTATTTCGACATGGGCATCTCTACGAGGGCAATCAACGAACGACTAGGATTGGGCTTTGATGAGGCTGACTGCCCAGACGTTGGAGTCCTGCCAGTCGCACTACTTCCAGTTGGCACTACGCGAGAAACTGAACGATCAACAGCAACGGAACTCATGAGGCTGCCACGTAATGAACGCGCACGCATCCTTGAGTTATCTGCGAGGTCTGCGGAGTCTGACGCCTTATACCGCTCAGTGGATCGTAAGCGCCAAGGATGGGAGCGTGGGGTGGCAGACAAGATCAGCTCTCTGTTTACGGTGGAGTCGTCAGCGGTGGTCAAAGCTGTCACAAATGGACGGAAAGATACCGACGCGGCTATTGAATCGCAGCGCGGCGCGTGGATAAAGACACTCACCGCCGTATACAGAGCAGTCATTGAGGACTTCGGCCAGGAGACGTATGACGAACTGACGAAGCGAACGATCGGAGGCATGGAGTCACGCGAGTACGATCCGTGGGATGACGAGATTAAGAAGTACGTGAATGCACAAGTCGCCTCTCAGATCGACTACATC